TTACTCACTGAAGAAATAGTCCCTACGGAGGCTGTCGAAGAAACCCAACAAACAACTCCTTCTACGGAAGGACAACAAACACAACAGACTCAACAACCACAACAAAAAGGTAATGCAGCTAAAACTACAGCTGAAGCTGCTTTGTCTGTACCCACGGGTGCCTTGGATTGGGGAATTGGTGCATTCAATAAAGTAATGCCTGGGGAAGCTTTAGATCTTCCTGAGATTCCTAAATTCCAAAACGAAGTAACTCAGTCCATTAGAGATATCTCTTCTGTAGTTGTACCAACAATCTTTATAACTAAAGGTTTAGGTACAGCTGGGGCTGCAGCTAACGCTAAAGTTGGTTGGAAAATAGGAGCTGACCCATTTGTTAAATGGATTAGCAATGCAGGTATAGCTGGAATGTCAGGTGTAATAGCTGATGAGTTCGCACCTGTACAAGAAAGAGATCACAATATGATGGGCATGTTGAAAGAGACTTGGCCTAAAACATATGGTTGGGTCTCTGACGACTGGGCTACATTGGATGATGACGAACCTGATATTAAAAGAGCTAAGAATAGAAATGAAGGATTGTTTATAGGATTCGGTACTGACGTTTTAGTTGGTGCAGGTAAATTAGCCAAGTCACTGAAAGGAGTGACAAAGGCAACTCAATGGATACCTGAAAACGAGAAAGCTTCAGTCATCATAAAAGCAATGGATGAACCTAAGCTTTCAGATGATCCACTAGAGAACGTAGTACTTCAATCAGCAAAGAGAAGGTACG